TCCGACCTAAAACCGCTTGCCATACTTTCAGGAGTGCCGGAAGATGACTTAGCTAACATCTCACAGTTGGAATTGGATAAGTTCACGAACCGGATTCTTTCCTTATCCCACCAGATCACTTATTGTTATCAGGGCGACAAAGTGCCGGAGTATGTAAGCTTCGGGTTTAAGTACGTTAAACGCTTTGGCATCCGGTTTAAAAAAGAAAACAGGGTCAAGGTATCAACCAATCTATCAGTTGAACCAGCTGGCGCGTTTCTGGCCTCACGTGACATTATCGCGGACGAGATCAATAAACACATAGAAGCTTTCGGTGAAGACAACTGGAAGGATAATTTTCAGCCGTCATTGGATGCGATTGCTACGGTGCTGGCTCATTACTTTTACTGCAGAGTAACAGAACTTCCATATGTTGAACAAAAGGCAGAAGAATTTAAAAGCGAGGTGCTAAAGCTTTCGGTGCAGGAGGCGCTGCCGGTAGGGCGTCATTTTTTTTTACAATTTCCAAATTTGCTACAACAGAAAATGAGCTTTTGGGTAGCGTTCCGACTGAGATTGAAAAGAGAGCAGGTGTTGAAGCGTTTGCGGAATTCAGCTTCTACAACCAAGTAAACGCTTTAGCTGGCGGAGATATTTTAAAATGGCGGGCAATAATGAACCTACCATACGACGAGTTTTTTATTAAGATGCGAATGAACAAGGTTGAGGCCGCGTTCAATAAGAAGTACCAGGAATTAAGTTTGAAAGAAAATCAGAAGTAAGATGGATTTAGTTTATGTTTTTATCCGGTGGATTCCCGGTAGAGTGTTTCCATTTGGAACTATTTGGGCAGATAATGATAAAACGATAGAACTAATACCGCGCTCTCATTACGAAATATATAGGAATACTCTAATTGATAAAACCCAAAGTCTACTAATCACTGAAATCCAACTTATTAAACGAAAGGCATTCATACCAGCATATTGAAATGAGAATATCTATCGCCTTTCTGATTTTGGTTGACGTCATCCACGTTCAGAACCCTACAGCTTGGATAGTGGGATTATTGTTATGGAAACTAATTGATGTATTGACCGACAAGTGACCACCATTGAACTATACCGCCCAGCAAAGATGAACGCATTCAGGTTAATGGATGTGCTGACCTTGACGGCGTTCAGTCAATGGGATGGTTATAGAAAGATTTATAAACACACTTTTATTTCGGCAAATTGAAAAATAATTTTCAGAATATAATTCATTTTTATTAGGAATATTCAGAGTATAATTCATAAATTCGCGTAAGCAATTTCAAAAAGGCTTTTAACGGGTTATTAATCAAGTTTTTACTATGAATACAATGTTAAATAAGTAAGGTGATAAGAAATCAAATCGAAGCCATTGTAAAAACACTTACCGCGCCGCCGGGGTTTAACCAGCCCGGCTTTTTGTATGGAACAGCCAATGAGTTAAATCTTTTGGTTGACAACGCCTCATTCCCTGTCGTGATGCTTTACACACTTAAGCCCATCGATAAGTCAACAACCCTGAGTAACGCCGTGAGCGATAAGTTCTCTATCTACATGGAGTTCCTATTTAAAACGGAGTTCGACCAGTATACAAGCGACAACGAGACTTATATCGATATGGCAAACCAGATGTGTAATGAGTTCCTGGTAAAGATGGAAAACTACCGCGAAACGCAATACGCTTCACGTTACTTCAAAATCCACGAGGGCGAAGGACGAAAAGCATTGCCGGTTTATAATAAGTTTCAGGCAAATTCAACTGGAATAAGTTTAGCCCTGACCGTAGGAACAATGAATAATCAAAATATACCATTGCCATGAAGCCGCCGGATGTTTTAGGAGTTGGTCAAAGAATTATCGTAGTAGAATACGACGAGACAAAGGTAAATCCAAAGCTTAAAAACTTTGCCGATTTAATAGATTGGGCTTTTGAGAACGATGATAAATATCTATTAAAGCGGGCAACCGAAGCTATACAAGAATATAAATGAGTGATCTTTCTTTACTTCTCGATGCTGTAACCGACATCAAAAACGATGTCATCAACTCTATGCAATCTAATAACAGGTTTGCTACAGGAGAAACAGTTGCCGCTTTGGAAGTGACGAATAATGATAGCTCAGTTCAATTACTGGCACCGCTTTATGTGGATGCTTTAGAGTTCGGACGCGGGCCAACGTCACCAGATGCTATCCCCGGCGATCCGCCAATGATAGAAAGAATAAAAGCATGGTGCGCGGCAAAAGGAATAGAAGACGGCGCGGCATGGGCGATTAAAAAGAATATCGACAAGGTGGGTTACCCCGGCAAACCCGGCGTATTAACCGAACCGTTAAGCGACGATAATATTTCCCGCAGGATAACACCCGCAACGGAAAGCATAGCAAGTGATTTAAGTAAAAGGGTGGCTGACTTATTTGATTTATTGGAAGTATGAGAACTTTATCAGTTTTGGTTTTGCAGATGATTGCTCTGTTTTTAACCGACGCACTTTACACAGCTGATATACTAACCATTCTTGAAAGTATTTTATTAAGCATTATAATTTCTATCGTAGCCATAGGCGCTAACTGTTTTAAAGAATAATAAATGGCATTATACGCACAAATAGAACGTACATCCGGTGGCGTCGTAGGTACTCAAACCTTCGGGCAAATGTCCATTGTTATCTATGATTCAGCAACAGGACTACCCGCTAACGGAAACGGTATTATTGTAACGTATGACCAGAACATAAACGGGACGGTAACGAACAACATCCAGTCGAGTGTATTAGGGACAACTTACCCCGTTTACACCGGAGAGTTAAGCGATACCAACCCGTCAAGTTATTTCTTTACCAATTTCACCGTCGTTTCAGCGGTAATGCCAAGCGGGGGCGGAACACCAACGCCGTCAACAGACGACCTTGTTTTAGTTGCGATCGACTCCACGCCTGAAAGTGCCATTGGTGCGGGGGATGGAACGGTTGAAATTATTGCTACCTCGTCTTACGGCCCAATACAATACTCATTAGACAATGCTACCTGGCAGACAAGCCCGATATTCAACGGACAACCGGGCGGCGCAGGAACAGGTTATGCTAAAGACGCGAACGGAGGTTTAGTTTCAGGTCCTTACACGGTAGGGTTTGTGGGGAATGTTCTTGCACAAGATCCCGGCGTCAACCTCGGGAACGGCAATATAAGCCAATGGAACGCGGCATTTAATCCGATATGGTTCAGGTTTCAAAGAAAAGATTTCGAGATAACCGGTATCACCTCTGGCCCCGGCACCAGTATTGTAGTGGCTGTTAACGCTGACCTAACGCCCGTAACGCCAAGAACCACCGTCACCGTATCGGGACAGTTGGGTAATTTTACCACCACAGAGGCCGCAGGAGACTTTGTTTACATCAAAACGGCACTATATGAGGGAACATTTGAAGTGCTGGCAAAAACAGCAGGAACGCTTACACTGGACGGCACGTACACCGCAAACGATACGACAGGATTTATCAATATAAACTCGATAAAGCCATATTATCAAGTACAGACTGTATTAGCGTATGTTGACCCGATTACGGGGAAGTTCACCACGTCACAAATGAACTTCAGTCCGAACAGCACGGGATATATTGAGGCCGATCTAAGCACCTTGCTGCAAACACTGCTCGTTGCTAAAGACCTTTCGAATTATACTTTAGTCAATTGCCGGGACATGCAGTTGTCGGCGTCATACACGCTTAAGTATGCCGAGGTGTGGACGGATGGATTAATAAGCTGGACAACGGTAACACGTCCTTATTACGTGGTGTTCTCAGCTAAACAACTGGGTACAAAGTACGGCGGTAACCTCGCAGAGTATGTCCCCTACCCTTTAGGATTTCAGCCCGCCAAATGGATGACAGATTTTAAGATGCCCGTTTACAACGGCGGGTTCCCTTTTGACATAGGATTCATTTTCTCTGAGTATATGGTTGGTTTGGCGCCGTTCTACAACGTGACGCTACTTGACATTAACATGAACCCGCTAACCGATCAGAGCGTTGCTAATGGCTTTCTTTTAAACGAGGACGGCAGCTATTCACTCAACCAGGATGCAAGCAAATTTATTATCGCTTCATCTGCTTTGGTAAGCCAGCCGATCGTTGAACACGTTGGGTTAAACAGGCTACTGATAAACTTTGACATTCCCGCGCTGTGTTATTACTTCATTGTACAGATTAAGTACACGGCGGGCGGGACAACTTATAACCTCACTCAGCCGATCACTTGCCGTATCGATCAGAACACCCCCGACAGGCCGGTTTATCTGCGATGGATTGGATTAAGCGGGTCATGGGAATACTATCGCTTCGTATATAACCAACTTGTTTCCCTTGACGTTGCCGAACCTGTTACGATAAAAAGATTCGTGGTTGACTGGCAGAATGAGGACACTATCGTTGACGTGATTAGCAAGAACGCGGGAGAAAAGGTTACCGTGTGGGCTGAAAACGTATCAGTCGATGATATTAAAGGACTGCAGTCGATTAAATACAGCCCCAAAGTGCAGATTTTAACATCTGAACCGGGAGTAATGCCACCAACATGGCAAACGGTTAGTGTTGCGAGCGGGACATTTAACGAAAGGGAAACCTATTTGGATGCTTACAGCGTGAGTTTAACAATTGGGTTGCCGGAAATCAACGTACAGACACAGTAGAAACAACTAAAAACAAACAAATATTATGAACTTACTAACTGTCTTCCTTTTTGTATTGCTTGGAATATTGTTTTTGGCTTTAATAGCCGCGATTTATTTTATAATCAGGAATGAGTTAGTGTACAGGTTTAGGGTTAGAATGCTTCATAGTCATTATGATATTTACCGTCAATTGCCGGATTATGATAAAATGCTTTATAGCATAAAACTGTTAAGAATTGAAAACTATATAAACACTAACAAGCAAATATGAAAAAAACGATTCTCATTATTTTTGCGGCGATTACCACCGTATTCTCCGCACAGGGGCAAACCAAACCTGACACAACCAAAGTCAAACCAGCGCCAGTATATCAACCGGATTTAGCCTCAAAGCACGATGTTATCCTGAAAGGAATAAGCATCCAACAGTTAAACGATTGGGTTATCTATACGCAGAACGGCCCGGAAGCAATCGGCAACAGCGACCGTATCAGCGCAAAGCAAGCAACTGAAATCACTAAGAATTATTTTACCATCTCATCCTACCTGAAAGGGCAGTTAGACAGCTTGCTTGCAAAGGATAAACTTAAATGGCAGGCTGATACCGCAAAGAAATCAACTAATAAATAAACAATCATGGCAAAAACAAACACTATTGACTACCGTGACGGCGGACTGGAGTTCGCTAAACGAATAGCTATCCATTTACAAAGCGGAAAGCTAACACAGGCTGAATTTGATTATGAATTGAATGCCTGGAACGCCGCGCAATACGAAGCAGTCACACAGCAGCAGATTGACCTTAAAACGGCACAGCAAGCAACGGCACAACTGCGGGAACTTCGCAAAGAGCAGGAAACCATTTTGGCAAACGATCAAAAGCTGATTGAAAGCCACGCGAGGTTAAGTGCTATCTACCACCCGCGCCCGATTGTCGAAATGAAATCGGACGCCTTCGATAACGAACACATGGCCGGAAACTTTAGAAACGGATTTTAATCATGGAAGCAAAATACATAACACTGGCAGACCTGAAAAAGAGCGGGTTTGTCCTTTCAAAAGCGGAGGCACAAGAGTTTGCCCCGCTTATCCGTGAAGCATCACATAATGGCGGTGACGAGGAAATTATTTATCCGGGTGAGCCGGGATCTGATGAAGATCAGGAAGATGACACCATCGAATCTGAATATCTTACAGAGGATGAAGAAAAGCAGTTGATGGATGTTTTAAGTATCACTACCGAAAGCACACCCAATGAGTACTATACCGCTTTGGTAAACTACATAGGCCCGGTTACAGAACAGTCTAATCCGAAACTTTTGAATAAAGTACAGGCGTTAGCCCCATTTTTAAGCACCGAACAAACCCCTGATCAAAAAGAGGCAAAAACGGACGATTCCAGTACCGAAAACCCAGCAGACGCCACCAAAAACGAAGAAAATGCGGGCGATCAAACTGATACAGAAACCGACACAGCAAATGACACGCCCGAAGCAAAAGAACACTGGAAAGCCAAAGCAAAGCGGTTAAGAGAGGCAGGGCTGGAAGAACGCGCGGCAACACAGGAAGATATCGACGCCAACCCTGAAAGCGGTTTAAAAGTCGGTGATATTGGAGAATTCCCTATTAAACAAGCATAACTAACAGCCCCTTAACCGGGGCTACTTAACATTATGAAATTAAGCGAAAAACAACCGGAAGAAGTATTGAACGAAGTTGAATCTTTGGACAAGGCCTATGAGCAATTAATAAACCAGGTGGTTGCTAAAGAACGGGAAAAGCTCGACGCTGTGTTTATCCGTTACTGCATCAAGTATAAAAAGGTAATGGATTATTCCAAGATTAAGCCCGTTAACCTGCCACACAAAAAGAATTACACGGAGTACTATTACCGCAACACCAACGGCACAATATACTTACTGATGACGGCAGAACTAAAGGTGGTCGAAAATACACCAGTGTTGGAAATCATACCAAACAAAGAACTTGCTTTTAACGACGAGATATGAAACACTTCTTTCTTTTATGCGTGGCAATGATACTGATAATGGGCGGTTGCCTGTTTGCTTATGTCTCTTATTGGTACTTCGGACATGATATTCCGCAGGGAAGCAATGAAGTAAGTTGCCAGTTTGTTGCAAAGTGTATTTCCGGGGCGGGTTCGCTCATTCTTGTATTTGTAGTCCTATCACAGAATTTAAACAATTTAAAATGGAAACGGTAAAAAATGTATTTCTGGCAGTCGATTGCGTTTGCTGGACTTTGATCATTGGTGTAGGTGTTTACCACTTTGCTAAATGGATTAAACAAGCCAATAAAGTTACTAAGGCTAAAAGTTATAAAATAACTCAGTTGCCGATTGTTCAAAATTATAACGGCGACACAATATTAGTTTTTGACGAGAGGTCACCTAAATACATATCTATTGATAAGCTAAAAAGAAAAGTAAAATAATACCCCAATCACCCCTATTAATTTAACAAATGTACCGCGAGCCGCACCCATCAAACCATAAGCATCACCACAAATTTAAGCTGGAGGCTGTTACCGTATGTGTAAATTATTCCGACTTCTTAGCCGTTACTTTACCACATAACAAGCAGTTTTTCGATAGATACGTGGTCGTAACGGACACCAAAGACGAAAAGACACACAGTCTATGCGAGTTTTATAACGTCCAGTGCATCCAGACCGATGTGTTTTATGAAGATGGATTTACGATCAATAAAGCCGCCGGCATTAACGAAGGGTTAAAGGCTTTAGATAAAGATGCATGGGTGGTTCATTTGGACGCTGATATATGGTTGCCACCATTAACGAGAACCATATTAGACAATCTGAACTTAGACGAAGATTCAATTTACGGCATTGACCGTATGATGTGTCCAGATCACAAGGCATGGACGGAGTTTATTGAGCAGCCTAAACACACGCACCAGGGACATGTATTCATTTACCCCGACATTTTCCCGTTGGGCGTAAGAATCGCGGCGTACAAGTCAGATGGTTACCTGCCTATCGGATTCTTTCAGCTATGGCACCCGAACACCTCAAATGTTAAAGAATATCCCGCTAAACACGGTGATATTGACAGGTCGGATGTATTACATGCAAAGAACTGGCCGAGAAGTAAACGTGGTTTCTTACCTGAGATCATAGCTATTCACTTAGATAGCGAGGCTTTAGGGCATAATGATATGGGTAAAAACTGGAACGGAAGGAAAACAAAGTTATTTGAATCACCAAAGTGGAGATAATGAAAAAGATCGTTTATATAATCATTACGCTGATTGGGGGCTGTAGTTCAGCGTTTTCACAGCAACAGGTAGTTAAATATCCGGGCTATATAAGCTATTATAATCCCGACACCCTTATACCCGATAGTGTGATTTGGGTTGAAACACCGCATTCTAAAGTGGCAGACAGAGCAACGGGGTTTCATTCTACAGGTGGCCGTATAAACCAAACGAAAGACTACGCTCATTCGGGATATGACATCGGGCATAATTGCGATGCCAGCGATGAAAATGGAAACGCTACAGACGAATACAACTCATTCGATTTTGTAAACACCTTTCCGCAACGCCCGAACTGCAATAGAATTACATGGCTTGCACTGGAAACTCAGGTCAGATTACTAGCGGCCAAGTACGGGCCTATAAAGAACAAAGTGTATTGGCTTGGTATATCTGGTCACATCGGAAAAGATAAGGTTATTGTGCCGACCCTATGCATTAAAGAGATTTGGTACAATGGCATTCATGAAAAATATGTAATGCCCAACTCTGATACGTGCAATCGGCACCCATATACCTACTACAAGCAATAGAAATAAAAAAGCGTCAAGTTTCTCAGGCCAGACGCTATTAGGGGAAGTTTCTTTCAGGATTGCGGAAATAAATATACGAAATAATTCCGTAATACAATGAGTGACAATATCGAAAAAAAAGTACTCGTATCCATTGACCTTGCTAATAGCGAGGCCAACTCGGCAATGGAGCAATTGGCTGTTGACGTAAAAAAGACGGCCGACGAACTTAAAAACCTCAAAGCACAAGTTTCCGCAGCTAAAGCCGCTATGGCAGATGCCAACGCCGAGTATGCTAAAGAAAAAGTGGCAACCCAGGCCGCGCGGACTGAATACCAAAAGAAGCGTACCGCTATTTTAGAGGCTAACCAGGCACTTAAAGCTTCAAAGCAAGCAACACAAGCCGCTAACGGATCTTATGCAGAAGCACAGCAGAAACTTACCGCGTTAGGTAAAGCTATTAAAAACACTGAAAACGGGTTTAATAGTTCTAACCCTGCCATCCAAAAACAGATTCAGGAATATAACCAACTTAATAACCAACTTAAGAAGTTCGACGCGCAAATGGGTAACCACCAGCGTAATGTCGGCAACTATGAAAGCGCGTTAAGCGGGCTTGGGTCAAAGCTAGGATCGTTAATCCCCGGTTTCAACGAGGCATCCGAAGCGTTAAAAATTGCCGCACAGGGGTTCAATGCGGTTAAAGTCGGCAGTAAGGGAGCCGCTGAAGGTATGGGTGAAGCTGCAACCGGCGCAGAGGCAGCAGGCGGTGGAGTTGAAGGTCTGGGAGCCGGATTGGGTGCATTAGCATCCGGTCTAGCGATTGTTGCTGTATTAATAATAGCTATAGCCAAGCATTTTGCTGATTTAACACCAAATGCGGATGCTCTAGGCCAGCGATTTGCTTATTTGAAAGGACTTTTACGGGCACTTGCTGAAGATAATATGGATCAAACCTTTGGCGATTGGGCTTCCAGTATGCATAAAGTGGCCCAGGAAGCTGCCAACATAAAAGAGGCGATGCAGGATTTAAACCGCTCCCAGGCGCAGGATCTGGTTGATGATGCTAAAGCCGACGCTCAAATAGCCGATTTGATGCTCAAAATGCGTAACAGGCGCAACACACCCGAGCAGGAACGAGCGTATTTCAATGAAATTCAGAAAATATCGGTTGATAAGTATAAAGGGAATAAAGAATTAGCCGATAAGGAATATGAATTAGCTGTAAGGACCGCTACTAACAGTAATAGGTTTACACAGCAAGAGATTGATAACTTAAGAAGATTGGGCGTCGCCTATGCTATTCAATTGGACAAGCAAAAGGGGTTGGTAAACGGAGCCGATGACATTAAAGCCATTGTTGATGCCCAGCAAAAGCAGATTGCCACAGAACGCGAGATGGAAACCGTCCGCGACCGCGCACAAAACAGGCTTGATGCTTCGGATTTAAAAGCAGAGGCCGCTGCCGAAAAAGCAAAGAACGACCTTATCGAAGCTAAACGCGCCGGTGAAGAAATAGAGAACGAGCGCAGAAATGCGATTGCTAAGATGTTGCAAGACGAAATGGAAGGCTTTGCACGAGAGCTTTCGATGAACGACGAGCAGTACCGGCAGAAGCTTTTTAAGTTACAGGACTTCATTAAAAAACAAGAGCAGCTTAGAAACAAAACCAAATCCCCCGAGGCTAAAGCGCAGTTTACCAAGAATATCGCATCTGCCAACGCTTTGAGGGGAACGGATAAAGACGAACACGCAGCCAACCAGGAGAAGTTAGTCACCGATTACTTTAAAAAACAGGCTGACCTTGTTCAAAAAGGACAGGATGAGTTAACGCAGCTACAGATTGCCAATATTAGGGATGTTCAATCGCGTGAGATAGCGGCATTAGATCAACAACACGAAGTTGAAAGGCAAGCATATACCAAACAGCAAAACTTATTAAGCGAGGATATCGCCAAAGTAAGAAAAAGCATCAAAACGGCGCAAGGTTCTGAAAAAACAGCGTTGCAAGACCATTTAAACCAGTTGCTTGACCTGCAGGGTATCAATCAGGATAAATCATTGGCGCTGGACGCGAAGTACGAGCACGACAAGGCAAAGTTAAATAAAGACTACGCCGATCGGGAAACACAAACGTTGATCGAGGCTAATCTAATCCGGTTAAAACTAAAGTCGGAAGATAATCCGAACAACAGCAACGACAAGAAAAATTTACTTGCCGCCGAAAAAGACGAGGCATTAAATGAATACAATGTCGCTGTTTCTCAGGAGGGAGTTACCAACGCTCAAAAAGTATTACTACATCAGGAGTATTTAGCTAAAATCCACGCCCTTGACCTTGCCTACAACCAGGATCGGGCAAGAAACATCTTACAATGGGAGCGAACCATTCAGGACGGCGCAACAAGCATCATTAAGAACGCCATCTCATCTAACGCCCAATACGCTGAAGCGTCGCTTAACAGGCAAAGAACATTTGAGTTAAATAACCAGGCATTAACCAAAACCCAACAAGCGCAGGTTGAGGAGCGGTTTAGAATTAAGCAAGGTCAGGAAAAGGTAAAGGAGTTCCGGGCGAATCAAAAGCTTGCCATCGCCCAGGCACTGATAAACGGCGCACTTGCGATGACCAAAACAACGGCAAACGTTGGCTTTCCTTTGGCATTTGCTTTTGACCCGCTCGTTGCCGCGCAGACAGCCATAGAAATCGCTGCAATTGCAGCGCAGAAACCGCCAGCTTACGCGATAGGGGGTATTCATTCAGGAGATGGTTTGGTAAAAGGCCCCGGCACGGGAACAAGTGATTCTGTCAATGCTAAATTATCAAACGGCGAGGCCGTCATCAATGCTAAAAGCACGTCGATGTTCGCGCCGTTACTATCAGCCATCAACCAAGCCGGAGGCGGTGTTTCGTTTGATCTTAACAGCGCAAAACCACAATGGTTGGTGCCTCACTTCGCCTCGGGTGGTGTTTATACGCCGTCCTACGAAAACAACATAAGACCTATTTCACCAATGCAAGGCCCTCAAAGGATGCACCCGGATGACATTAGTCAACTGGGTGATATTATGATGAACGCGGTTTATAACATGCCTAACCCGGTAGTTGACGTGCGGGAAATTAACCACGCCCAGGGCGTCAGGGCAAACACATTAGCAAGAGTAGAACACTAATGAAGCAGAACATAAGATTATATATTGGTGATGACCTGGTTGATTTAAGCCCGGATTCCAGCCCCGTGTTAACGTTTCAGATCAATGACCTGGCGAATGTTTCCACCGCGAACGGAAACACGACTAACCAGTTCTCGCTACCACCAACGCAGCGAAACCGCAGGATATTTGGTTTTCCTGATGTGATGCCCGCCACGACGAACGCACCTTATAAACCCTATCCGGCCAAACTGGTAATAGATGGGTTTGAAATCATGAACGGGATAGCCGAAATAAGGCAAGCGACCGATAAGGGAATAGAAGTGCAGGTTATTTCGGGCAATACCGACTTTTTCGATGCGTTGCCCGGCCAGATTTACGATATGGCGGATTCGACCTCCGTTTCCTCGGGTTATGGCACTAAACTGCTTTGGAGCGTGTATAATAACGACCCTAACCCTGCTAATAATGCGATTTGGGATGTTGACCACGCAGCGGATAGCCAAACCAAAACAAGCGGATGGCTTTTCCCTATTGTTGATTACGGGTCAATACCGGCAAGTTTCCCATTTCAAGGGGTTATCAATGTCAGGAACCAACGCCCGGCGTTTTTCCTTCATTCCGCTATTGATATTTTAATCCGGTCAACGGGCTACTCGGTAGATACTGACAGGAGTTCTTTAATGCGGGACCCGCTGTACCAAAAGTTACTGATACCCTTTTCTAACTCCGATTGGGAGCATTCTACAGACGTTCAGAACAGCTTAAGCCCGGATGGAATGGCGACGGTATTAGGTACAAGCTTTGTATTTAACATGGGCGACCCGTACAACCAGCAGATTCCATTCAATCAAAGGGTTTATGGCCCCGTTACGAAAAGCATAGAGGGAACAGTGGAGATCGTTTTTGGCAGAATAGATATGATTGGGCAAACAGGCGGAAGCCACCCCTCGCAGATTACGTTTTCAATCAACATCGATCAGCCCGGACAACCCACGATCTTTACCCAACTATCCGTGATGCTCGACGAAAAAGCCGTTTCGGTTGGTAGCGGATTTAAATCGGAGTCGTTCTACAACCTGAAAATTGCTACCGATGTGTCTTTAGTTGCGGGAATGTCGATTACAAGTTCCTTTGGCGTTCAGGATTCCAACTTTACTTATTTCAGGATATGGAGCGGGGCAACCTTTACGTTCACGCCAACCCAAACGCATGTTCTTTGGGGACAACCTTTCGAGTGCGAGCGGATACTTCCAGACATGGGGCAAAAGGACTTGCTAAAAGACACCCTGCAACGGTTTGGTATGATCTGCCAAACAAACAACATCTTAAAGCAGATTACCTTTGCCAGCTTTAAAGATATCGCGGCGAACATTCCAAAAGCAAAAGATTGGAGCGAGAAATGCCTGGATATGGGCAAGCAGACGAACTTTCAATTAGGCTCTTACCTGCAATACAATTGGATGCGTTACCAGTTTGACGACTCGGTGCCGTTGGGTTACATGCCCCGTTACTTCGCAGACGATGTAATTACCGTTAAGGATAGTACGTTAAGTCCGCAGAACCCTATTCAGGACCTGTTTCAAAGCCCGTTCGCGCCAACGATCAACCGCCCTTACATTAACGGCAGTATAGCCCGTATCGCCCCGCCGAACAGCACCGATAGTTACGCGGTTGGCAGTCAGCCACGAATCTTAGTAGATCAGAAAGTGGATTTACGGAGTTTAGGCTTTAACCCCGATGGCACAGCTAAGACAGTGGTGTTTGCAGACAATGACATTGCCTATGCGACGTACACCCGAACGATCAACGGGATAATCAGCGTTCCATACTTCTACAAATCCGACGGCGAGTATAACCTTTGTTACTGCGACAAGGGCGGACAAACCGGGTTAAGAAATAAATACTGGAAAGAGGCCGAACATATTTTGCAGCAATCAAAAAAGATAGTCAGGTTCTTTATGCTCACTCCGAGGGATATATACGAACTTGATTTGCTCACCCCGATTTATCTAAGGCAGGAAAACGCTTACTTCTATTTAAACAAAATAGATGCCTGGAAAAAGGGCTACCCGGTAAAAGTTGAACTTGTACGATTATAAGCATGGATATTAAGGTTGCAAATGCCCTATTTGACGATGGTACGTTTTTAGAAATGTACAAAGCCGGGTTTATTACTTCAAAGGTGTTTACCTACCGGGAAATTTACTTATGGGTGGACGCTCAAATGAAAACACGGCGGATTTCTAAGAACCAGGCAGTATTGGAGGCCGAGGTAAAGTTCAGAAAGAGTGAGGTTACTATATGGGCGGCTATGAGAAGTTTTTCATAAAAAAGCCGGGTGGTTAGCCCGGCTGGATGTTTAAACTATTTCAAGCTCCGTTAATTCCCTCCCTAAAGTTTTTACTCCTGTTAGAATTTTTGAAACTTGTTTTTCTGAAGGTTTCCTTTTTCCGTTTATATATTCGGATAATAAGCTTTTATGCATGCCTATTCTTGATCCCAAAGCGGAAGTGTTGATCTCTGGATAAAACTCAAAGAACGAAGCTAAGTCAAATTGTAATGCTATTTGATCTATTGCAATGGATGGTTTTTTATTTTCATCCAAATATAAATTATAGGCTTCTAAGATATTGTTTCTTAAATCGGTTAAGTTATCTCCGGTGGTCGATATAGCACCGTTCCTTTCTTCACGATAGGCGCTGTAACCTGTCGATGTTTTTTCAATGGTGAATTTGATGGTGGTTTTCATTTTTGGTCATTTTAGTTATTCATGTTGGTTATTTTATAGCGGAGATTATTTAATCCCCGCTTGCTTCTTCAATGATTCAGCTATTCCCTTTCCGATTTCTTTACTTCCATGATTCGGGAATATTATCATGTTGGTCTTTTCGGGATGTTTTAAAATAATGTGACTTCCATTTTGGCGATCTTCGTACCATCCCGCCTGTTTGATTAACTTAAGTAACTGCGAACATTTCATTGCTTGTTTAGTTTGAATAATCAAAGGTAAACAAAAGTTTACCGATTAACAAATAAAAAGTGAAAAATAATTTACCTTTATGAATTATTCGCCTTTTTAAATTGTTTGCATGTAAAATAAGTTTCAGAGTCTAAGTAATTATTTTAAATAAAATTTGGAGTGTAATTCATTTTCACTATATTCGTGTGTGCTATCAGGGATTCGTAATTGACTTTACAATCCTTTAACGGTAGCACAAAAACAGGTGTATAGTTCAAAGGCAGATCAGCGGTCTCCAAAACCGAAGATATAGGTTCGAATCCTTTTACTCCTGCACAACCTTTATATCGACGACCGAGCAATCGGTAAATTTTGATTGATTAGTCTTGGACTGTTAATTGGTTAGTTAATAGTAGCAGTTTATAACCAAATATTGTGGGATGGAGCAGTTGGTAGCTCGTTAGGCTCATAACCTAAAGGTCGTCAGTTCAAATCTGACTCCCGCAACCCCTTCTCATAAATAAGGTTTTAATTGGTTAAAGCCCCGCGTCCTCCCAAGATTGCCGGGCTTTTTTTGTTCAATCTCATTTTGGTAAAGAAATGGCTTTACCACCACATCAAGCAATTACCTGCATTTTTACTATCGTAATAAACGCTAATACCCCTAATGAAGATAAATAAGCTTGCCTCTGCGATAAGTCGTGGTAAATGGTTGATTGAACCGAGCATGGCCTCTGGTTTATTGCCTTTAGCTGTAAAGTTTCTTAACGGGGAATCAATGGAGTTCTTTGAAGGCAATGAGGCCGAACTACCGAGCATGTATGCAGCCGGGAATTATGTAAGTGCTTCTGATGATGCTTTTTACGAAAACGTGCAAAGCAATTCAGTACTTATCATTCCCATAAACGGCGCGATCATGAAAGATGATTTCTGCTGGGAGCCGGGAACGGACACTATGAGCGAATGGCTACGGTGCGCAATGGATAATCCAAACATCGTTGGTGTGGTTTTAAAGATCAACTCAGGTGGTGGCACAGTAGAAGGTACAGGCGAGTTTGCCGACCTGATTAAGTCAGCTTCAAAGCCAGTTATAGCTTATACTGACGGTTGTATGGCATCCGCCGCTTATTGGATAGGGTGCAGTGCAAAAGAAGTGTTCGCCTCTCACAAGACCGTAGAAATCGGCTCAATAGGTACAGCAATAGATATGTATGACAACCGTGAAGCCCTTGCAAAAATGGGTTACAAACGGGTTTATACCAACGCCGATAGCTCACCCGATAAGAATATGGATTACTTCAATGCTTTGGATGGCGACGCCACCGGACTGAAAGTAAGCGTACTGAACCCTACCAATGATATTTTCATGGGTGCGGTGAAAGAAAACCGCGACGGAAAGCTGAAAATCATTACCAAAGCAACTGAAGGCAAGACGATAAACGAGCCATTGACAGGTAAGATGTACCTGGCGGAAACAGCAATAGAAATCGGCCTGATTGACAAGATCGGCACATTACAAGATGCGGTAGACCGCGCTCTGGAACTCGCAGCATAAGAGATTAACTATATAAAAAATAAATATTATGTCAAAAAAGATAGCAGGTGAGGAAGAAGTAAAAGAATCTGTCCTTTCCAAAATAACCAACTTTTTCAAAGCTAATAAAAGCGCATCCGTTGCTGAAACCGTAGCCGATGATGAGGAAGAAATGTCGGCTGAAGACGAGGAAACAGAATCTACAACCACCGAAGAAACCGAAGCCGCTAAAGCCGATGATTCAGAAGAAGAGTCAGCATCCGCAGATAGTGATGATGACGACGATGAGGATAACCCGGACGAGGATGATGACGATGATTCAGACGAGGACGAAATTGAAATAAACGGCTCTAAAGTAAACCTGAAAGATCGTGCCGCAACCCGCGCAGCCATCGAAGGCTTATTGCAGATCAACGCCGCTCAAAACGAGCTATTGCAGGAAGCCGCCGACGAACTGGCGGGCAAAGAAACTGTAATTGCTACACAGGAAACGCAGATCAAAAAGACCACCGAGCAGGTGAAAGCAGAGATCAAATCGAGCTTTATCCCTAAAGCCTCTAAACGGTCAACCAAGCTGGAAGTAAAAGAAGAAATCGCTGAAGTATTCAACCCGAAAGAGGGCACGATGGCTTCACGTGTGCTTCAGGCAACCCTGGCAAAAGCGAAAGCAAACAAAAAATAACAACATATAAAAAAGATACCCCTAAAAAAATAACAAAAAATGGCTCAATTCACTTTTTCTAACAACACCTACGCCGGTTCGGAACTGGCAGGGTTTATGGCCAGCACCTTGCTTGAGGCAGATTCCGTACAGCGTGGGCTTTGGACCGTTATTCAGGATGTAAAAGCGCGTAAAGTTATCCTAGATGTGGATGACGACGTAGTGCTTCAAAATCCATCTGGCGTTTTCAACGACCAGGGCACAACCGCAACTCAAACAGAAAGTTACCTGGACCCCGTAGTTTACGAGTTCATGAAACAGGAGCAGTGGGACAAACTTATCCAATCATGGGAAGTTGCACAGGTTAAATCCGGTTCACTGGCCGATTACGAAGGCGTTGTTGATTTGCGCGACTTCTTAGTAGAACGATACATTGAAAAATTGGCGATCGCTAACGAGCGTCTGTATTACTTAGGTAAGACAAACACCCTGGAAGCTACTTTCACCGCTGCTTATGCAGGTCTGTTACCTACCGTTGCAGCTAACGGCTCAACTTATAAAATCACTCTTGCCAGCGTTGGCGCATCTATGGCTGCTTCTGCAATTGCCGCAAATGGTGTTGTAACCGTTGCTTCTACTGCTAATTTATTAACAGGTGATGTAGTGACTATAAACGGAGTAACAGGTGCTATTGTAGAC